AAATACAGGAAGTGGATATAATAATATTTTTATTTTAGGAGGAGAAATTTCTGATACAAATACTGCAAGTATTTCAATAGATAGTACAAAGTTTAGAGGTATAGTTTCAGATAAATTATTAATTGCTGATAGTAACTATACTATTGGAGATTGGTATCACGTATGTGTAACAAGGAATGGTAGTGGATTGTGCACCTTATATATTGATTCTGAAGCTCAAGCAGATACAGAAACAACAAGTGCTTCAATTACTAACACATCAACTAAGCTAATAGGTAGAGATATGTTAACGACAAGGTTTTATAAAAACTTAATAAGCGATGTAAGACTTTACGACAGAGCATTATCAGCAACCGAAATAGAAAACAATTATAACGCAGGTTTATCTGCACATACAAATTAATTATGAGAGGAAACGTTTATTTATCTCTTGATACAAAGACTTTTAAAGGATTGATTCCAGAAGAGTTAATGAAAACCTACGGAATACCACAATATGACGAGGAGGGTGTTCAAAATGGTGTCATTAAACCAACCTTTAAAGAGCTTGGAGAGTACAATCGTAGAAAGTTTGGTGCTAACCCTGTTGTAAAAATTGGTAAGGCTAAATTTCATATAATAGAACTAGAGGCTAGTTGGGTAAGTGGAGAGCTTTCTGCTTTGCTTGATTTAGGTAAGGGAAAGGAATATCCATACAACTGCTTAATGACAAGAACGGAAGCAGCTAAATTTATTAGAGATAACTCAGACGATTCAATAATATGATATATTTTGATAAACTTAAAGTCAAGAGTAAAACTGTTTACAAGATTACGCATGTAGATGGAGACTTTATTGCTATTACAAAGTATTTTGACATGCACAAAGATGCAGAGCAGTTTGCTGATTGGTATGCTAAAAAAAGAGGTTGTGAGGTTCACAAATCGTTTAAAGTAAAAAAGAAAAAGTAAATGGAGCATTGGCTACAAAGTGTTGCGATAAATAAATTGTCTTTAAACATTTACAATCAATGTGTAGATGCTGAGGGTAATTACTTTTTGATTGGTGTAATAGATGACCAAACAAGAGTTGCAACATACGGAGCATTTTCTCCTGTTGCCAGATCTCAAAGAGCAATAAGATTTGATGTACCTACAAACGCAGTTCCATTTAATGCATTAAAGACAAACTCATTTTACAATGTTGTTGTATATGAGCAAACGAATGATACAAATACAAGTCCAACAAACGCAGTTGTACTTGGTTTACGATGGGAGGGTACAATGATAATAGATGCAGATAGTGAGGTTACATTTACTGAGTATGCAAACCCAACTGCAAGGAATTACGTTTACTATAACACAGAAGATTAAGCAGCATGATAAATTTAGTACAAATGGCTTCCTATACTACTCCAAAGATTGAGGAGAACCCTGCAAGGGAGTGGGTAGAATATGGGCAAGATAACAACTACTATCAATTCCTAATAGATAGGTTCAATGGTAGTGCAGTTAATAATGCTATTATTACAGGTATAGGCGAGATGATTTATGGTCAAGGTCTTGATGCAACGGATGCAGACAAAAGACCATTAGACTATGCTAAAATGAAGCTCATATTTAGAGATGAAGATATGCGAAAAGTGTCTTTGGATTTAAAGTTGCTAGGTCAAGCTGCGTTCAATGTAGTTTGGAACAAGGGCAAGACTGAAATTAAGAAAGCAATACATTTACCTATACAAAATATAAGACCAGAAAAGGCAGTTGATGGTAACATTACAGGATATTATTACTCAGATGATTGGGAGCAATACAGGAAAGATAAATATAAGCCTATACGATACGATGCATTTGACGGAAAACGTCAAGCAAGTGATAGCCAAATCATGGTTATACATCCTTACTCACCGGGCTTCTTTTATTTCTCTCCTGTTGACTATCAAGGTTCTTTACAATGGAGTGAGATAGATGAGGAGATAGGAAACTATCACTTGACAAACATTCAGCAGGGGTTTGCTCCTAGCATGATGGTAAACTTTAACAATGGTACACCTACAAAAGAGGAACAAGATGCTATTGAAAGAAAGATTACGCAGAAGTTTACGAGTACAAGTGGTAAGAAGTTTGTTTTATCGTTTAACGATAACCAACAACAAGCTACAACAATAGACCAAATACCTATCTCGGAAGCAGCAGAGCAGTATAAGTTCTTATCTGAGGAATGTACAAAGAAAATTTTAGTTGGGCATAGAGTTACATCTCCTATGTTGTTTGGTATTAAAGACAAGACAGGTTTAGGGAACAATGCAGAGGAAATTAAAGTTGCATCTCAACTATTTGATAACACAGTTATAAAGCCAAAGCAAAATATAATCATTGATGCGATTGATGAGGTGCTTGCAGTTAATGGTATACACTTAGATGTTTACTTTAAGACATTGCAGCCTATTGAATTTGCAGATGATATTGATGGTTTGACAGATGAAACTATTGAGAAAGAAACAGGCATGAAGATTGGCGAAGATGAAGTACAAGAAGTAGGTACGGAGGTAGCAGTTGAAGAAGTTGAGAAAGTTGATGCATCATATAATGGTGCTCAGATTAGTTCAGCAATCGATATTGTTGCAAAAGTACAAGAGGGTATTCTTACAGAAGCACAAGCGATTGTATTCTTAGTTCAATTCTTACAATTACCTGAAGATGTTGCTAGAGGTTTCTTTAATAGTACGCCAGAGCAATTAATGGAAAAGATGTGTAAGCACAAGCATGACGATAGACCATTTCTTGACGATGCTAAATCTGAAACATTACTAGATGAGCTTAAGATTTACGGAGAGGTAAACGATGAGGAGGAATACGAGTTGATGAGTGAGGAGTTAGTCGATACAACAAACCCTGATTTTCACAAAGAGTTTGAGGGCTTTGATAGACAACCAAATGATTCCGATGCAAAGGCAGGAGAAAAGTCTAAATGGGGAGATAAGGGTTTGTATAAAGTAAGGTATGCATATGCAAAGACTACAACTAAACAAGCAAAGAACCCAAGCAGACCATTTTGTACTGAGATGATAATGATGGCAGATTCTGGCATTGAGTTCAGATACGAGGATATTAAAAAAATGGGTAGAGCAGGAGTAAATGGGCAGTTTGCACCTAAAGGCTCTAGCACATACGATTTGTTTACTTGGAAAGGTGGGGTTTATTGTTATCATGGTTGGATGAGAAGAATCTACTTTAGAAAGCAAGTAAAAGGAAAGTTCTTACCAAACAAAGGTCTTGACAATGAGAAGCGAGTTGGTAACAATCCTTATGTTAAGCAGAAAGGAACGGAAGCAGTTGCACCGATAACAACACCGAATAGAGGAAGTTTAAAAAATAGATAATGGCGACAGTTTTATTCATATCACAGGACAGGTTAAAAACATCAACTGCTCTAAATTATAACATCGATACGGAGTATTTGCTTCCATTCGTTAAGATTTCACAAGACAAGCATTTACAAGCTATCTTAGGAACTAAGTTATATGAGAAGTTGGAGAATGATATAGCAGGAGTTGATGGTGCATCGTTAACAGGGGAATACAAGATTCTAGTAGATGACTACATACAAGATGCTTTAGTTCATTATGCTATTGTAGAAGCATTGCCATTTATTTCCTACAAGATTGCAAACGGTTCGATTACACAAAAGAATAGTGAGAACGGAACTGCTGCAACTAAGAACGATGTTGATTGGTTAATTAGAAAGCAAATGGATTCAGCAGAGTTTTATGGGCAGAGAATCATAGAATATTTGATTTATAAGACAAGCTCTTTCCCTGAGTATTCTTCAAACTCAAATGCAGATATAGATCCAATAAGCAACGCATACAATCCTGGCATTAAAATAGATTAATGGGGTACAAGCCAAAGAAAAAGAATATCAAGAAGCTAAAGACATATTTAGCTAAAATTAAAATCAATGAACGAAAAAATTGATACAGTTATATTTAATGGAATTAACTTTGGTGCATTAGGTGTTACATTTATTGGAGTTGAGCAAGTTTTAACTATCTTAGTTCTTATAAGTGCATTGTTGTATAACATTAAGAAATTATCAAGAGATGAATCCTAGATTTTTTATAAAGGAAGAGTTTACATGCGATGGAAAGAATTGCTTTGATAAGATTAATAAGAAGTCTTTAGAGCGTTTAGATCTGGCAAGAGAGTTTGCAGATGTACCTTTTACAATTACAAGCTCTTGGAGAAGCAAAGCACATAATATGGAAGTAGGAGGAAAACCAAACTCAGCACATTTACGAGGAACTGCATTTGATATATCTTGCATGAGTTCATATCAGAGAATGCAAATTGTGAGAGGCTTGCTTGATGCAGGATTTACACGCATTGGAATAGCTAAATCTTTTATTCATGCTGATGACGATGTAGAATCTCCTCAACAGGTAATGTGGTTGTACTGATGAGTTGGGAATTATCTTTAGGATTTTACACAGGAATACTCTTGGGAGTTTATACCAAGCGTTACGATGATGGCATTGCCCATTATTTATATTTACCTTTTTGTTTCATTTGTTTAGACTTTTATTATGATTGATTTTATTGCACAAAATTGGGGAGAGCTTACAATAGGCTTGTTGGCTTTTATTAAGGTTGTTGTTAACCTTACACCAACGGAGAAAGATAATGCCGTATTTGGTAGATTAGATACTATCATCAACTTGTTTATATACGATAAGATTAAATGAGTTCACTAACTACAACTTTGATATTATCGATACCTGTTTGTTTATTTTATTATTTAAAATGGCTTTATAAAGATGAGAGCAATAGCGAAAGCAGTCGGCAAGATTAGTGAAGTATTCCAAGAGGGACAACGTCAAAAGAAGTGGAGTGCAAAGCGTTCAGTAAGTGGAGTGCTAGTTACGGCAGCAGTTTCAGACATGGCAGCAAATGGTTTAACACAACTTAACGTTATATTAAGTTTTATTGCTATCTTGCCATTATGTTTCACTGTATTCTCTAAAGCATGACAAAGAAAAAAGATAGTTGGAATCGAATGAGGTTAAAACCTAGTGAGATTGAACTAATTAAAAAGCACAGAGCAAACACCTTAGAAAACATCAATGACAATTCAGCTCTTGATTTACATTTACAGGAGCGAGGGATTGACAAAAAAGACGTTGTTTCAGTCAAGCATTGGCAGAACATGGGTGGAGAGCTTAGGTTCTCAGTTGTTACAAAAGAAGATTCTGGCATAGATGAAGAGGGCATATTTGGTAGGCTCAATACATTCATCGAAAACCATGCACCAACCTATCCAAAAATCAAACACAAAGCAGGTCGGCATTTATTAGTTATTAACCCTGCTGATATTCACATAGGCAAATACGCAAACGCAGAGGAAACAGGAGAAGATTACAACATTCCTATTGCAGTATCAAGAGTTATTGAGGGAGTTCAAGGTTTGATACAAAAATCTAAAGGCTTTGAGATCGATAGAGTATTGTTCTGCATAGGAAACGATATACTCCACGTTGATAATGTATATAACACCACAACAAAAGGAACACCACAGGATTGCGATGGCAAATGGTGGGAACATTACGAGATAGCATTGCAGCTCTATGTTAAATGCGTAGAGATGCTGAGAGAAGTTGCACCTGTTGACTGCGTGCATTCAATGAGCAATCATGACTATCAAAGTGGATTTCATTTGGCACATGCTTTAAATTCTTGGTTCAGGAACACAGAAGATGTTTCAGTTGATGCAGGAGTTGCACATCGGAAATATTACAAGTACGGAAGTAATTTAATAGGCTTAGAACACGGAGATGGTGCTAAAATGGATAATTTACCCTTGTTGATGGCACAAGAGAGAGCAGAGCTTTGGGCAGCAACTAAATATAGATATTGGTATTTACACCATCTACATCACAAAGTAAAACATAAATGGAGAGATGCAAAGGATTTTATCGGTGTAACAGTAGAGTATTTAAGAAGTCCAAGTGCAGCAGATTCATGGCATTCAAGAAAAGGGTTTACAGGCTCTCCAAAAGCAGTAGAAGCATTTGTACACGAATTTGATAAAGGACAAGTTGCAAGACTGACACATTTTTTTTAACTACACAATCCCCCCAAGATTAAGGCTTACAGAAATGTAGGTCTTTTTTTTTGCAAATTATTTTAATATTATAACTAGTGTTCTTAAAATAAATTATATATTTGTAGAAACAAAACAAGATAATTATGAAAGTACAAGTTGACACATCAGACAAGACCACAGTTTACACAGGAGGCGAATATCCTGTTGGGCATATCACACAAGTAGTTAAGCAGTATGTTATGAAGCAAGAACTTGCTGACAACCTACTCAAGAACATGAAAGCTCGCATCAAGGAGTTAGAGAACGAGCAAGGCAATGGAGATTTAGTTTATGAGTTGAAGATGCAGTTGCACAAAGTTGGTGCATGGTACGAACCATTATCAGTTTGGGCAGATGATTATACTAGTGTTCCAGAAGTTGACATGCAACTTAGACATGCACCTTGTCAAAAATTAGGTTCTAGGAGTTTATAAAATTTTTTATATATTTGACAAAACAAAACGACATGACAAATTTATCAGCACAAGACAGAGTAAGACTTGACTATTTAGAGCAAGCATTGACAGAACATTTAAAACTAGAGAAGTTTATTTTAGACGAGGGTTTGTACTTTACTGCAAATGTTAACCTTGCTAAAGTTAAGGTAGCTTTAGAATCAGAAATTGAAAACTACAAAACAAAATAAGATGGGAAAGTTAAAAGAGTTTTTTTTAGGAAGCAGAGAGCAGCAAATTGATTTTGCAGCTATGAATGCAATAGAGTTAAGTTTAGATGAGGAAAGACAATACTACTTATCTAAAGAGTGGAGCAATGGCAAAAGAAGTCCATTGAACGAAACAATCAAAGAGTGGGAACATTTAGACAAACCAAGTAAAGAACAATAAGATGAACAAAGACAAGCTAAACGAATTGTACAAGAAGAACGGATTGACTGCTGAAGATGTATTTGAGCATAAGTTCTACAAAATTATCTCAAGATCTGGAATTGATAAGATACAAGCCAACAACAACATTGAGATTGATTACCAACTGCTTCACAACTCAGGAGATAATAAATGCATTATCATTAAGGCAACTGCAAAGAGTGGCGATAAGGTAATTCAAACATTTGGCGAATCAGCTCCAAACAACACATCAAATGCTTATCCTGTTGCAATGGCTGAGAAGCGTGCAATGAGTAGAGCAGTATTAAAGCTAACAGGCTTTTATGAGCTTGGGCATTTTGGAGAAGATGAAGCTGATGACTTTAAAAGAAAATAAGACATGAAAAACGAAACAGGAAGAGGTTGGAATCCAACCACAAATTTACAAGAGGTGTTATTGAATACCTACAAAACAAAGGCAACAATCGGTACTGCTTTAAAGTTATCTCAACCGACATTGAATGTTCTGCTCAAAGATGAGCGAAAGATTACATTTAGTCAGTTGGTGCAGATTAGCAACGATTCAAAAATAAGTTTAATCAAATTAATAAAACTACTATAATGTTTAAAGAAGATAAATTTGAGTATTTAGTTGAGGAGGCTGCTAAGCTAAACAAGACTAACACAAAGAATATAATGAGTACAAACAGGCAACGATTTATTGTCGAAGCTCGAAATATGATTTATGCATTCCTTTCTGAAAATCATTGGGGGTGTACAAAGATAGGGAGAGCATTTGGTAAGAACCATGCATCGGTAATTCATGGGTGCAGGAATCATGAAAACGATTATAAAACTCTACACTACTATCGAAAGACTTATGACAAGCTGATTCTTATCATGGCTGAAAATACCGATATGAATGAGGTTGTAAAGTTACGAGCAAAGCAAAGAGCAAAGGACGAGCTCGAAAACTTGCAAAATGAGAATGCCAGACTTAAGGAGAAGATTTACGATTTAAAAGAAAAGACTAAAAAAGTATTACAGTCACACAATCACACAAATACGTTAACCCAAAAATTACATATATTATGCAGCTAAAAGGAACAATCCTAAAAATCAAAGATGTACAAGTTATATCTGACAAATTCAAGAAGCAAGAGGTTATCTTGAAACAAGCCGATACAGAGTATGACGCAGACATTCCGATAGAGTTTATGCAGGACAAAGGAATAGCTCTTGTAAATGGCTTAAAAGTAGGTCAGAACTATGAGATTAGTATCAACATAAGTGGTAGAGAATGGAAAGACAGACATTTTGTGAGTTTAAAAGCTTGGAAAGTTGAAAAGTTAGAGGGTTTCGAGTCTGAACAACCAACATCTTCAGCAGATGATTCAATGCCATTTTAAATGAGAGGAGCGTAATGCTCCTTTTTTTTTACCTTTGACAAAACAAAACTATGGAACAACCAAATTATTACTCAATATTGACTGCATCGGTTAGGTATGACAAAGACTTAACACCGAATGCCAAGCTCCTGTACTCAGAGATTACTGCATTATCTAACAAGAAAGGTAAATGTTGGGCAAGCAATGGATACTTTGCAGGTCTTTACAATGTATCAAATACATCTATATCTAAATGGATAAAGCAATTAGCTGATAAAAAGTACATTCATGTGCAGATGCTTTACATTTCTGGAACTAAGCAGATTGATAAGCGAATTATATCAGTTACCCCTATTAAAGAAAAGTTAAATACCCCTATAAGAAAAGTTAAGGGGGGTATTGAAGAAATATTGCATACCCCTATTAAAGATAAGTTAAAGGATAATACTACAAGTATTAATACTACAAGTAATAATAGAGATGGTAAACCATCTTCTCTTACAATCGTTGAAGATTATTTTAGATTAAAAAACTTTGATTTAAGCGAGGCAATTAATTTCTTTGAGTATTACGAAAGCAATGGTTGGAAAGTGGGCAGGAACGCAATGAAAAAGTGGAAGCTTGCAGCAAATAGATGGATAAGGAATGCCAAGCCAAAGAAAAAAGGATTGTCAGAAGAATACTTTGGAGATTTGATGTCAAATAAAAATTTATTAGATTAGCAGAATGGAAATAGGAAAACAACCGACAGAACAATTACTTGACTTTTGCTTTAAGACTTTAAACAAAGCATTGTTTGAGATGAGTCAGAACAAAGCAGAATCAGACAGGAAAGTATTAGCAAACATTTTAATGAACGATCTAAACGATAAGTTTTTTAGATTGACTGCTGCTGATGTTACTCAGGCATTTCACAAAGGAGTGAGAGAGGGAGAGCAGCTTGCAATCAATCCAAGAACATGGTTTAATTGGCTAAACAAACAAAAGATGAAAACTAACAAATTAAGGATTGAGCAGTCGCAAGATGGCGAACGATTACTAATAGAATCGAATGCTCAGAACATAGACAAAGAAGAGGTGCTAAAGGAGTTCCTGGAGCTTTGTGTTATAGAACCATTTGAGGATCATTGCAAAGGGGAGGATATTACCTTTCAAGGAATTAACCAAGCATTCCAATGGCTAGAGCTTAATAACTTTATTGTGCTAACAACAAAGGACAAGGAACAAATGTGGGAACAGGTGCAGGAAGAGATAGTTGCAAGGAAAAAGTTTGTTCACAATAAACGCAAACAATTCCATCCTGTAATAATGTGCAGAGAGAAAGCCTTGAGGATGAATTTTGGTAAGTGGAAGAAAGCAAAGAAAAACCTAAGAAAAGAAATTTATAAAATACTAGACAATAGGCAAGACTATGAAAAATAGAAATTTAGAACACAAAGACGATTGGGCAACACCTGATTATGTGTTAAATCCTTTATACGAAGAGTTTGGTGATTTATTTGATCCTTGCCCATTTCAACATAACATAAGTGATTGGGATGGTTTAGATATAGAGTGGGCTAATAGAAACTTTATAAACCCTCCTTATAGCAGAGTGCTTAAAGATAATTTTGTTTTAAAAGCCATAAAAGAAAGCAAAAAAGGTAAATTGTGTGTAATGTTATTACCTGTTAGTACATCTACTAAATTATTTCACGAACATATTTTACCTAACAAAACAGAAATAAGATTTTTAAAAGGTAGAGTAAAGTTTAAAGGCTATAATACAAAAGGTGAATTCGTAACAAGTAAGTGTGGTATGCACGATTCTATGTTAGTTATATTTGATGGGAGATAATTTAAATACTAGACAATGGATAAGAGGATAAGTAAATTACTAAAGCAGAACGCAGCTAATGTTGCAAACTCTGGCACAGGAAGCAAAAAAGATATTGGAGGAGAGAAAGAAGTTGCAAAGGCTTGGAAAGAGATTCAAAAGGATATTAAGAAAATAGACAAAGAGTTTTACGAAATAATTAAAGAGCGATGACAATTACAAACGAAGATAACATGCAGTTAATGGCTAGGTACGAGGACAATCATTTCGATTTAGCTATTGTAGACCCTCCTTATGGAATAAACATAAATGTTTCTATGGGTAGGAGAAAAGGAGATAAAAAAAGTGATTACCATAAATTTGCTGGTAATGATTCTGAAATACCAAGTAAACAATATTTTACAGAATTGTTTAGAATATCTAAAAACCAAATTATTTGGGGTGGTAATTACATGACTGAGCATTTAAAACCAACTTCCTGTTGGTTGCTTTGGGATAAAGGATTTTCTGAAGATGTAACTTTTGCACAATTTGAAATGGCTTGGTCTTCATTTAATTCAAGTGCTAAAAAATACGATAAGCACCCAAATCAATTAAATAGAATACACCCAACACAAAAACCTATTGCCTTATATGAGTGGATTTTAATGCGATACGCAAAAGAGGGCGACAAAATACTAGACACTCATTTAGGTAGTGGCTCAATAGCTATTGCCTGCCACAATTTAGGATATGATTTAACTGCCTGTGAACTTGACAAAGAGTATTACGAAGCGAGTTTAAAAAGAATTAATCAGCATAAAGCACAATTAAGGATAATATGAAGTACGTTAAATTTGACACATTTTGGTTGATGTTTGGATTTACTCCTCCTGAAATGCCAAGAGGAAAAGACAAAAGAAAATGAAAGCAGCAGAGGACAAACTACAAACTGCTATTGTTTCCTATTTAAAGATGAAGTATAATGTTTTATATTGTGCATCTTTAGGAGGTCAATATCAAAAGTATCATTCGCAAAGGCTCAAAGCCAAAAGGACAGGATATGTTGCAGGGTTTCCAGATCTATTCATCTATGAAGCAAGGAACGGATTTAATGGTTTAGCAATAGAGCTTAAGGTAAAAGGCAACTATGCAAGTCCATCTCAAAAGGCATGGATTGTAAACCTAAACAATAGAGGTTACCTTGCCAAAGTTTGCACAGGCTTTGACGATGCAAAAGAAACGATTGATAACTATTTTAAAGAAGATTAAACATGATACAAAACGTCATAATAATTGCATCAACTGCAATAGCATTAACAGTAATTGTAGAATCATTTAACAAAAAGTAATGAGCAAAGACGAAAAGAAACGCAACGAAGAGATTGCAAAGGAAACATGGGAGAGTTGGATTGTTGATTTAGAAGATAAGGAACAACCTGAAACCTGCTCAATAGACGATGAAGATTGCGAAGCCTGTGGCTCATGAGTAGTATAGAAAACAAAGTGTGCAGTAAGATACTTGATAGAGCTGAAGTCGGCAAGAAAAAGTATGGCACAACTATGGATAGAAAAGACTTGACAGAGTTGGAATGGCTAAAGCATGCACAAGAGGAAGCAATGGATTTAGCAGTCTATTTAGAGAAGTTAATACAACTTAAGTTAATAAAATGAACGTATTACATAAATTGTTTATATTTGTAATTCCTAACAATAATTGTCTTGTCATCAGTTGTTTTGTGTGGAGTTGTTAGGTAACACTAGCAGCTCCATTTTTTTTATTTAAAAAGTTATGAGAGGAATAATCAATCAAGTAATACTCAGAGGAATCAAAGCAAACGATTCTCAAAGGAAGATAAAGCTAACACTAAAGAAGCTGCACAATATTACAATTGCAACTGAGGTGTTTAAAACTAGGTACAATGCCATTAAATCAAGAATTAGCCAAGTATTACCCGAAGTTACTAAAGCTAGCAGAAAAGATAACAAAAGGAAATAAGGTTGATGCACAAGATTTAGTGCAAGACTTATATGTTATCATTTTAGAGTACGACCAAGAGAAGATAAAAAAGATAGTCGAGAACGGACATCTTGTGTTTTGGTCTGCAAGAGTTTTGATGAATCAGTATGTAAGGACAAACTCAGCATTTAAAACAAAATACTACACCAAGCTAAGAACGGAGAATTACGATGTTAAGAACTTCCAATACTTTGATGGTATTGAGGAGTTAGTAGAGTTCGAGAACAAGTTGCAGTTTGTTAAAGATAAGATGAACAACCTGCATGAGTACGACAAGCTATTGTTTGAGATTTACTTTAGTTCTGGCAAGAGCATTCGAAAATTAGCAAAGGATACCGGCATAAGTACAACATCTATATACACTACACTTAAGAACGTAAAACAATACCTGAAAGATGAAGTTGAGAGCGAGTACAAAGAATTTGAACGATAGACTTGCCATTTGTAATAAGTGCAAGCATTTTAGAAAGTCAGTAAACCAATGCAAAAAATGTGGTTGCTTTATGCAGATAAAAGCAAGGATAGCATTCACTAAATGCCCAATTGATAAATGGGACAGAGAAACTGATATAACTAAAGACCAACTCTCAATACTTAAAAGAGTGTTTGATGAGATTGAGGGCGATAAAGTAACGCATGACCAAAACAGGAACTTGACCAACATATACAATGACATCTTTGGAATGAATAAAAAAGTAACAGGTTGTGCAAGTTGTGTAAAGCAAACAGTAAACGATTTAAAAGAAGTATATGAAGCCTATAAAGATTAAGCAAAGAAAAATCTCAGAGTTAAATCCTGCTGAGTACAACCCAAGACAATTAACAGATAAGCAATACAAGCAGCTTAAAAAGTCGTTGAAGACATTTGGTTGCGTTGAGCCTGTTGTGATTAATTGTAACCCTATGCGAAAGGATATAATTGTAGGAGGGCATCAAAGGTGTAAAGTATGGGCAGATTTGGGTAACGATACTATTCCAACCGTTGAGGTTGAGCTTGATGAAGCTGCTGAGATGGAGCTAAATGTTAGGCTAAATAAAAATACAGGGGAGTTTGACTTTGATATGTTAGCTAACTATTTTGATATGGATGCTTTGAAAGATTGGGGTTTTCAACCTTATGAGTTTGGAGAAACTTTTGATGATATTATTGAAGATTTAGATGGAGAAGAAAAAGAAAACAAGCCATCAATTAAAATAACATTTACAACTTATAAAGATTTAGAAAATGCAGAGATTGAAATACAAGAATTAATATCTAAATATAAAGATTCATTTTATTCAGTTTCATAATGAGATTAGAAATAGCATCACATAAAGCAATAAAATATGCTTGTCTTAATTTTCATTATGCAAAAGTTTTACCTGTTACAAGTATAGCATTTAATGTATATAACAATAAAAATGAATGGTGTGGTTGTATATTATTTGGAGGAGGTGCAAGTTATATGTTAGGCAATTCTTATGGTTTAGTTTCAGGTCAGTTTTTAGAACTTACAAGAATGGCATTAAATGGTAAGCAAGAATCTACAAGTAAAGCTATGGCGATAGCTATAAAATTGATTAAGAAGAAAAAGCCTTTAGTTAAATTATTATTTAGTTATGCAGATAAAGGACAAAACCATTTAGGTATTATATATCAAGCAACGAATTGGTTATTTATTGATGCAACCAAAAGTAGTGGTATAGAATATTATTATAAAGGTAAATGGACACACGATAAAGGGAGATATAATTGGGATATAGATTTTAAAAAGTTAGAAAAAAGAAAAAAAGCAGGAAAGTATAAATACGTATATCCATTAACTAAAGAATTAAAAACAATGTGTAAAAACTTAAAAAAACCATACCCAAAAAATAACCCTCCAGGAGAGGAGGGCTTTGAGCGATGAGGTCGATTCGAACGCCAACTCTAAGCAGGAAGCCTAGCGTGTAACCAATAACACTTTCATCGCATGTATAAGACTAATATACAAAAAAATGACGAAACATTTAAAAATATACTTGGAATACTTTGGCTTTGATGTAAGCGATTACATTCAATGTGAGGTATGCTTTTCTCCTGCTGATGATATACATCACATAGATGCTAGAGGTATGGGAGGGAGCAAGACAAAAGACTACATTGAGAACCTGCAAGCAGTATGTAGACCATGCCATATTAAGTATGGAGATAAGACAAAACATAAGGAACAATTAAAGGAAATACACCTTAATTACATGAAACGATATGGAACAAAACAGAACAAAAGAAGCTAAAAAGCGAATGCTCAAAGCGTTAAGCAGTTCGTTGGGTATAGTTACTACTGCATTGAAAGCTGCTGACGTTGGAAGAGTAACATATTACAGGTGGCTAAAAGAAGATGAGGAGTTTGCAAGTCAAGTAAAAGAAGTTGAATCAATAGAGCATGATTTTATAAGGTCTAAGTATTACGAGTGCATCAAAGACAAAGTGCCTAGCGTTGTAATACATGCAGCCAAAACACAGTTAGGTTTAAATGAGAGGCAACTTATTGATGTGACTACACAAGGCGAGAAGATTAACAAAATAGAGATAGAGATTGTCAAGTCTAAGGATAAAGACGAGTAACGTATTTGAGCGTAATTACAACGCACCTACAAAAATTGTAGTGAATCAAGGAGGGACAAGATCTGGAAAGACTTACTCACTTTGTCAGCTTCTTATTGTCAAAGCATTTGAGAATACCGGCAAGAGATTTAGCATTGTTAGAAAGTCATTACCTAGTCTTAAGCTCTCAGTCATGAAAGACTTTTTCGAGATACTGAGCAACCTAGATTTATACAACGAATCACATCACAACAAATCTGACCACACCTATACTTTAAATGGTAACACCTTTGAGTTTATATCTCTTGACCAACCACAAAAGAAAAGAGGTACAAAAAGACACTTTCTGTTTTGCAATGAAGCAAACGAATTAACTTGGGAGGATTTCTTTCAGCTAATCATTAGAACTGAGGAGAAGATATACATTGATTACAACCCCTCTGACACACACCATTGGATATATGATAAGGTACTAAGCAGAGAAGATTGTACGTTTATTAAATCAACGTATTTAGACAATCCTTTTTTAGCTGATGAATTAGTTAACGAGATTGAAAGGCTAAAGCATACCGATGAAGAGTATTGGAAGATATACGGATTGGGAGAGCGAGGGTTTAGTAAATCGATTATATTTAACAAGGTGCAGATTGTTGGAACGATTCCAGAAGATGCAAAAGAAATTGCAATTGGTTTAGATTTTGGTTACACAAACGATCCAACTGCATTGATAGAAGTTTACGAGTACGAGGGTGCTTTAATATTTAACGAGCTAATATATGAACGAGGTCTCACTAACCAAGACATTGCTAAGTCTTTACACAATTTCGGGATTGATAGACGAAGAGCTATTTACGGAGATTCTGCTGAGCCTAAATCTATCGAGGAAATATATAGACTAGGGTTTAATATAAAGCCTGCATCTAAGGGAAGAGATAGTATTAACATAGGGATTGATTTGCTTAAACGTTACACCTTAAAGGTAACAAGCAAGAGTACAAACCTTATCAATGAGTTTAATAGCTACAAATGGCAGGAGGATAAGAACGGATACCTGCTGAACAAACCGATTGACAATTACAACCATGCTATTGATGCAATCAGGTACGCAGTTATAATGACAAAGTCAAGACCAAACATCGGTAGGTATTCTATTAAGTAAAAATATTTTAAGATTTATTTGTAAATAGTTTGGTATTATTAAAAATTGTTTTATATTTGTACTGTTGCAATGAAGCAACAACCTTTAAATCTTTTTAATATGTACACTTTAACTTACACTTACAACGGTAATAAATTTCAACAAGATTTTAAAACTATGGATGAGGCTTATACAGAAATGATTAAGACAAAAGGAACTATTACTTTTGAAGATGAAAACTTTACATATAAAAGAACAAAAGGAATTTATATTTCTTATGACAAAATAAAATAAAATAATTTAAAAATAGGAGCGTGATGCTCCTTTAACCTAAACTAACCCTTGCAGAAATGCAGGGGTTTTTTTATTTTTATACAATAACAAGTTAAACCTATTTAATAGTATGAAAGTTATAATTCCTCAAGACTTAAACGAGATTACTCTCAAGCAGATGATAAAACTAGCTGATATTGAAAAGCTAGAGATTGACGAAGTAGAGAAAGCTAAAGAAGTGATTAAGCTCCTAGTCGATAAGGTAGACGATTCCAATATCAATAGAATTAAGGTCCTCGATTTATTAGCCATGTACAAGAAACTTTGTGCAATGACTAATACCGAAACATCGTTAATCAAATTGGTAAGCATAGAGGGTGTTAAATACGGATTCAATCCAGACATTCAGAGTATATCAACAGGCGAGTTCATGGACATCGACATGCTTTGCAAAGACTTAGACAAAAACTTGCACATGATTATGGCAATCCTTTACAGGAAAGTTACAACTGAGGGCGAGGGTAGATACTTAATAGAGGAGTACGATGCAAAGATAGATGAGAGGGCAAACCTATTCTTGAATAAGATGCCTGCATCAGTTGCTCAGAGTTGCTTGGTTTTTTTTTATCGTTTAGGGAGGGGCTATTTGAGCGACACAATGGTGTCTTTACAGGAGGAGGAGAAAGCGAGTCAAGTGCAAACTTCGGTAAACGATGGGGTTGGTATTCTGTAATAATGATGTTGTGCAACGATGACATTTTAAAGATGGATGCAGTTACAAAGCTCAACATAAACGAAACACTAACATACATCTCCTACATTAAAGAAAGGAACAAAGTAAACAAGAAAAAATGAAAAGCTACATCGATATAGTAAACACGTTTAAGAAGATATGCGAGCAGCATCAACAAGTTAAAACTTTTACAACAGGAGATATATTTGAGGCTGATTTAGAAACTCAAGACGTATTTACAAAGGTGCATTTAATCGAAACAGGTGCATCAATCAACAAGACTACATTCACGTTTACTTTTGATTTGCTTGTTATGGATCTAGTCGATGCTGATGGTTCTGACCAAGATTTTACACTCAACAGAACTTTCTTAATACTAGCAGATATATATCGAGAATTTAGAACAGGAAGCTACTCAAGTACATCAGCAGTAACGCAAAGCATAACGATGCCTGAGAGCTTGTCTTGTGAACCATTTACTGATAGGTTTGAGAACTTACTAAGTGGTTGGAAAGGTACATTCAACATAACTGTGCAAGCACAAAATTCTGCTTGTGAAACACCGATGAATCGATAGATGGAATTTAAAGGAGAAAACTTATCTAAAGCCTTAAACAAGTTCGGTAAAAAGACTGTTGAAGTGGCTGCTGCTAATTTGCTGAGAAGCAAACGAGGGTACGATACAGGTAAGCTCCTAAAGTCTATTGATTATGATGTAGCAGTTACATTAAACGCATTCTCTTTAAAATTCAATTACGAAGATTATGGAGAGCAGATTGATAAAGGAAGAGGTAAATCAAACAATTCACAGGGTGGAGTTGTTTACCAAAACATATTGGAGTGGGTTAAGCGTAAAAAGTTAAGACCAAGAAACTCCAAAGGACAATATGAGGCATGGAAGAACAAGACGCAACAACAAAGGTCGATTGCTTTTCTAGTTGCCAGAAAGATTAACAGGTTTGGATATGAGGGTAACGGATTTTTTACCAATGCATTTAAACAAACATACAAGAAATTGCCTAAAGAAATTAAAAAGGCATACATGTTAGATTTTGAAAAGTTTATGAGTTTTACATTAGATGAAATAAAGACAAATGGCAACAACGGCAACTAGAAGTAATTATTGGATAGTAACAACCACAAGTACAACCACACCTGTATTTAATTTTAGATACATTGTAGAGGTTGTAATTGGTGGAGTTGTTAAGGCAACATTAAAACAACCAAAGAACAATGCAGGTGCAGCTCATTTTAATATTGAGCGAATTGTAAAGAACTACACAACTGTAACGAATAAGCATGCTAACACTATCACAGGTGCAGTAGATTACAATTCTATACATTTGATGCCTAGAAATATTCCAAACCCATCAGCAGGAGTTACAGAAGATTATGCTATAAGCAAGAACGCAGGAACTTGTAGGTTGGTCACATTAAAATTTTATGAGGAGTTTGCATCAACTGATGGAGGAACGATAAGCAGAACACCACAAAACATTGATGTTACTTATGCGTTTATTAATTACGCAAATGAGTGGGAAGACCAAATGAACTTTAAATTTGAGTTGTATGCTCCTAGATTAACAACACCATACGAAAAGTTCTTGAGCAAAATTCCATACGTAACAACACAACCAAACGATACAAGTGGAATGATTGCACATCTTACAGGTGCAGGAGATTACAGAACATTATCTTGGTTAAATGAAAGTAGTACATATTTTAATACTAGCAACATAGGTTTCCAATATAAATTTTATAGTGAAACTCCAAACGCAGATTTAAGTAATTACACGGCACAAATATACTTGCCAAATCAATCAACTTATGGTGGTGTTCTTGCAAGCGATGCAACAGGCGATGAAGATGAAATGCTTTTATTTATAGCAGCAGGTTATGAGAATGTAGCTAAAATGAAGTATGTTGATTTGGGAGGTTACCAAATGCAAACAACTGATAAATATTATACTATTAGTGTAGGTAATCAAACAAGAGGGCAAACTATTATTGATGCAAAAGCAGCATCAACTGCTAAAATAGGAGATTATATATACATACAATCAAGTGGAGATACTGATTGGGTTTCTATGGGTGCAGCAGATAACAATGTTGCTACTTTATTTATAGTTAGTGCAGTTGGTTCTGGTACAGGTAACTATTACAAAATTACATCTTATCCAACTGCTGAATATATAAGACCATTATTATTTGAGATTTCTCAATGTTCAAAATATCCATCTCAATCAGTAGCTTGGAAGAACAAATTTGGTACATGGGATTACCACTATTTCAATAACAACTCAAATGAGAGTATCTCGATGAATAGGTCAATCGAATACGAACGGAATGCAGGCTCATGGAATGCAGCAACATTTTCAATAGATAGTTTTGAGAGAGGTAAGGTACAGAGCGTAAACGGAACAAAGCAGATAACAGTTAATACAGGTTATTTAGATGAAGCGTACAACGATTACTTTAAAGGAATGATGCAGTCAAACGATATACAATTAATCGCTCCTGTTGAGGTTGGCGATGATGGTGTGTTGCAAGAACCTGTACCTTTGATTTTAATCGATAGCCAATTCCAATACAAGACCACAGTCAAAGATAAACTCATTCAATACTCGTTTACTTTCCAATACGCACATAACTTAAAAAGAATGATATAATGGTTCAGTTAGTTGTAAAAGAGCAAGGAGGAACTGATTTACATTATTTAGATGTAAGCGATGTATCTATCAAAGGGAATTACTCAGCTAAAGAGATACAAGATCTGGCATCGCAAAAGTCTGACTTTACTCAAGCGTTTACATTGCCATTTACACAAGTGAACAATGATTTTTTTAGTCATTTTTATGATGTTGTTTCAGTTGATGGTTCTTTTAATAGTTCTATAAAATGCGAGGCTGATATTTATGTAGATTCAAATATTGTCTTTAGTGGTTATTTACAACTGCTAAATGTAAACAATTCAACAAAGTATTATGAAGCTCTAGTATTTGGTGTAATATCAAATATTGCAACATCACTAGATGAGAAGCAACTAAATGAATTAGACTTGTCTGAGTTTAGTCATGTACTTACTGCTGCAAATGTAGAGGATTCTTGGAGTGGTAACACAACTTACACAACATCAGTAGGGCAAACAGGAGAGGAAATACTATATCCGATTGCTGATTATGGTTATGACTATAACAATGCAAGTTTAAACGGAACAATTAATGAGGGTGTAAGTGCAACCAAATTAAAGCCTGCTATAAATGTTAAGGTGCTATTTGAGAAGATACTTGCATCAATAGGTTATACAATAAGCTCTACATTCTTTGCAAGTAATTTCTTTGCTAAGCAATACATGACATTGGCAAATCAAACTGAATCAGTTGCTACAACTTTCCAAGATGCGTTTAGAGTTGGTTTAAGTGCGAATAATACATTTACATCAGGATTTCCAACTCCAACAGTTACTGAAATTGATTTTGATACAGTTGGCTCATTTAATTTATTTGATTTAGGAGGTAATTATGACGAGTCAGCAGCAACACCATTTTATGAAATTCCAATAACAGGGTTTTATCAGTTTAAAATAAACCTAAGATATAGTTTTGCAAATACTAATAACACAACTGCAAAGTTGCAATTAAGAAAAATAGGTTCAGCAACTTATAATCAAGAAATACAAGGGCAGTTTAATGGTGTCAATAATGATTTTTTTAGAGTTGCAAATTCAGGCGAAGTTGTAGACATTACATCGGATGAAATATTCTTAAATGCAAATGACCAAGTTTATTTAGCAGTTAGTTTAAGTTCTGCAAGTGGTAATACATTGACGATATTTCAACAGATAACACCCGGTCTATCTAACTTTTCATTATTTGCAGCTCCAATACAAAGTGAGGGTTCTACTGTTGATTTATCAGCTAACAATAATATATTGCCAACTGAAAAGCAGGTTGATTTTATTAGTGCAATATGCTCTAGGTACAATCTTATTATTGAAATGGATAAGGATGTTGCAAATCAGCTTAATATAGAACCTGCTCAAGATTACTTTGATGCAGGAACAAGTAAGGATTGGAGTAATAAAATAGACTTAAACAAAGATGTAAAGCTCAAGCCAACAAATGAGTTTAGGAAAGAACGCATATTGATGAGTGATTTAGAAGATGAGGACAGGCTTAACTATTATTGGCAAGATACATTTGATGAGGTTTACAATAGTTATACTGCTGCATTTAGTGGGGATTTTGGTAAGGATG